CAATGTTTTCACTTCTAAACTTTTCGCTCCCCGTATGTATGAAAAACGCCTTCGCTTTTTCAGACAATTGCAACGCTTCATCGTCGCTTAAAGAGCACGCCGTAAAGCTCAAGGATGCCGTCGGCTGCTCAACGCGGTTTACCAACGTGGCACCCTCTGCATTTTTGGTATATATCTTATTGGATGCCCCGCCCATATGCGGCGATATAAACTGATAGTAGATATAGGGGTAATCATCCTCCGGCACAACTTGGTCGGATAAAATAACTTTCGGCCCCGATAGCGAAGTATGCAGCAGTTTAACCACCTTGTTTCTTAGTTCGATATATGTCATTACGGTGCGGCCGCCCCCTTCCTTTCGGCTGTATATCGCATTATGCTGGATATGCTGCCGTGATTTAAGTCCCCGGTTATCGTGTATGTGTCCCCGGTACTTGGGTCGTATACCTTTACACCGGATGTCAACCTGTGCCCATTGGTGTAAATCTTACGGCTATTTTTGGTGTATGTACCCTGCGGCGCACGCTTCAAGTCGTCTTCGTTTAGCGGCATTATGCACCCCCTAAACGGCACATCTGCGACCGTACCTTGCGTGTACTGCCCGCCATTATCGGGATTATATATAGCCGCCTCCGCGTGCTTTTCTATCAGGTCTTGCATTATGCTGTCCGGCAGCTTCGGCTGCCAAATAGAATTGTTCATATTCCTGTCACCTCAAATGTGATGCTGTTTCTCAGCCTGCCCGACTGCATAAGCGGCGAGGTCTTTCCGGGAGCGCTCGCCAAAGTTATAGCGCTTTTTGCGGGCTGCACCGTGCGCATGTACCGCTTAATCATATTGACGGCCGCAATGCCGACATTGTGCGCTGCTTGGTCGGCCGTCAGCTCTCCAAGTATCACCCGGCGCACTGCATTCTCACACGCTTTTGCTAATAGGTTTTTACCATTGTCATAGCCTGCGCGGATAAAAGAGCGCTCCGGGATTGTTACTTTCGGAAGCAATAAGAATAAAAACTCAAACCCTTTTTTGCCCTTGTCGCGGACTATGAAGCGATTCTCGCCGTTGTCATATATCCAAGTATCGTCAATATCTCTTGGGCTTTTTCCGCGCATCGCAGGCGTTAAGGGAATGGCTAAGTTCTTTGCGGTTTTGGGTACTATGGTTGCGCCGAACTCATGCACATAAGCGATTTTTAAAAGCTCGCTGTTTTCATTTCCGAAGATACCGACATGTATCTGCGCGCGTGAAAGCTTTGCAAGCTCCTCCTTTGTACGCTTATACCATGGCGTCCAATCGTCTTTGATACGTGTTACACCGCTCATAGTTTGCGCTTGTGTGCGTCGATAATAGCTTGCCAATCCTCGCGGGTGCCGTCCTTCCATTCCCAACGCACATCGGCAATAGAAAAAGATTTAAGCCCGCCGCTGCCGCCTGTCTGCATTTTCCCGAAAACTTCCGCGATCATATCCTGAACCAGACCTTCAAGGTCTGACGGAAGTGTCGCGGGCTGTTCTTCGGTGGCATCGTTTGGCAAAATGTAACCTGCATTATAACTTATATCGATATAGCGGATATCTCCCACAGTGTCTCCTGCGAGGCCGTGGGTGTACCCTCTGCGCACCCATCCGTCGGCCTTATAAATCATCCCGATTTTTCCGCCGTCGTTGATGTCGTACGTTTCAGGCTCAATGATTTCATCATCGATTTTGATATAATCAATATCTGTTATCGGGTAATTTTCAACAAGCAAATAGTGTCCGCCGCTGCCATTGCATACTTTGAAATAATTGGTTAGTTTGAGCTTTCGGTCGAGGGCGCTTTCCACACGCGCAGACGCCCGGTTTATTAGCTGGATTAATTTATTATCATTGCTCAAATCGTCTTCACTGATTCCAATCATAGACTTTAAATCTTCCAATGTTGTCAACGCATTATCTTTTAAAACCGCCACGGCTTACACTCCTTTCAATCACAAAACTTGCCCCTACGGTACGCAGGGGCAAGTACTCTTTAATATATTTTGTTAATGGTTCAGCTCACCGGGTATTCGGCGGCATCACCTAAAACCAATGCATACGCGTTTGTGCTGCTGGGCGTTGTGCCCCCGGTGAATGTTACGGTTGCAGTTATTTTCACATACTGCTTGCACGCCAACAAATCTATCGGGATATTGACATCAAGCGCCGGTGTGTCCGCTGTCATGTCAATATTAAATTCTTTGCCGTTGGGAAACATTCGTGCATCTACGACGGCCTCGTATGAGCCGTCTACCGTATCGCAGTGCGTTACTGCAACGGTGAGTTTTGCCGCCGTCGGGTCGCCGGTTATAGTTGAGACTTTAGCCGCCAGTATTGCCGACAAAAAGCCTTTCCTATCTATGGCGCCCGCGCTTGCGTAAGGCATCGCCTTTACGTCTTCAAACAAATTACGTTTCATATTTTATGCTCCTATCTCCGCAAGTTAGGCGGTAGTTTTTAACCCCTTGCCAATGACAAAGGATTCTTCATGGCGCACGCCGAAGTCGTGCAGGTCGATTAAGCGCAAGATTGTGAAGTCGTCGTCAACTGCGCTTATAAGGCTGCCGTCTTCATCCGTAACAGTACCCTCGCGGAAAAATTCACTTTCCATTTGTCCCTGTCTTGCAATCATGTATTCCGACCAATCACCAAGTATTATATCGGTAGGATTGCCTGTCGTAGTCGCTGCCGGAATTTGATTGCTGATTGCAAATTCATGACCGCCCAGCTTACCGGCTTTCATATCATCCCTGTAGATATATAGGCCGGAAGTGCCGCCTGTAACGTTGTAAAGAGCCTGCCACGCAAAACCGTTAAATCCCCAGCCCAGCTTGGTGGTGTCAACATCTTTTTGGATTAAAGCGCCAAGCATCGCGCCGATTGTTTTTTCGTCAGGCAGGGAATTAATATCAATAGTTGGAACATCCTTCATTTTGAATATTCCAAGCGGCTCATATTCAGACCCCGAACCAAACAAGGCAGCTTTATCTCTTCTAAGAGCCATAACTGTCGTGGCGTCTTTGAGAATAAGCCTATCCGCACCGATAGAGCTCGATTTTATTAAGTCATTGCCAATTATAATTTTACCCATAAGCTTTTTACTCGACATCTTCAATTTACCCATTTTTGGTTTTGATGCCTTTGTTTTGCGTAACTCTCCCACATATCCAGCGGAAGAGCTGCCAATCTGCTTTGGTATTGTCATGTTGCCGTTTGCCATATCAAGGTCAAGAGCGCCTAGCTTTGATACTATGGACTTTGCGTAAATCATAGGTATAAGCTCATTGGCATAAACTTCGGGAACCAAGTAACCGCCATCCGAGGGCGCAGTTACTGACATAGCTTTTATCTGGCGTTCAAGGAACGGGTCTTCATAGCTTTTCTTTGCAATATTTGCCGCCTTATCAAAGTCTCTTTCCGCACGCATCATGCATTTTTGGTAACGAACAAAACCGATTCCGGGGGGCAGTCCCGACTTTTCTTCTTTGGGCTGCGCGCCTGTGGAGATGTAAATATCTGCATACTTGCGCTGCATATTCTGCGGAGCTGCCTTTTGCTCTTTAGCCTTTGGAGCTGCCTTTTTGCCTTCGGTTTTTTCCTCGTCTTCATCTTCCGGCTTTTCCTCTTCCGGTATTTCTTCCTCGGGTGTCACTGCCTTGAGCGCTTCCGCTGCGCCTGCCTGCGCTGCCTGTGTGACGATTTCTTTGAGTTCGTCCTTGGTTAAAATAACCTGTTCGTCTGCCTTAGTTTCTTTTACGGTATTCTTTGTGTCCTTTTCCTTCGGGTCCATATGGGAGCCTCCTTTATAATCGTTTATTCTCGCCTCCGAATTGGCGGGGTAGTTTACTATGCTGATTTCAAAAAGTTCTAATTCCAACAGGTGCCTTATACTTTTTGTGTCGACAGTGTATTGGGTGGGGTCATATCCTATTGACATTTGGGTTAATATGCCGTCCTTAACAAGCTTCCGGTAATCCTTACCGCGCACAGTATCGCTTATATATCCTTTTACCCATAAGCCTTTTTTATCTTCGCGCAGTTCCAGCGTTTTTCCTATTGGCTCCGTCCAATCTTGGTGCTGGGCGAATATAGGAACGCCGTCTTTGGCGGCGCCACTTGCTATGGTTTTAGCAAAAGCACCGGGTTCAATAATGTCATTGGTAAGGTCAACATTACCGAATATAGCCGCATATCCGGTAAATATACCTTGTTCGTCGATTTCTACAGATTTAAACTGTAAATTAATATGTTCCATATTTCCTCCTAGAAATCGCCGGGCAGTAGGTCGCACCGGCAGCCTATTATTTCACCGGCCGAACCTGCGGGGTCGCCGGGGAACATTAATCCATTTGAAAACGGTTTATCTATCGGGACGGTTTGACCGTTAAGCTGGGCATGGTTCGCGCGGACGTTGTCATCGCCGGCGGTTATCCAAGTTTTTGTTTTTATACCGCCGTACTTCATTTGCTCAAAACTTCCGGACTGCATACTCGTGTGCGTTTCACAGTTCACGATTGCGGAGGCTCTGCCCGCCTGTACGTCTGGCATATGCTCTTGTATGCGCTTTATAAGCTCCGCTTGTCCTTCGCCGGCTTCGATGCCGTCCGCAAGGCTGCGAGCAAGCTCTTTTCGTGTCGTTTCGTTTATATCGCTAACGCGTTTAAAGCCCTGCTCGCGCATGTGGTCTGTCATCTTGGGAGCACTTATAGCTTCGATACCCAATCCGTCCTTTGTGGAATTTGCGCCTGCCTCAAATGCCGATTCCCACACAGGCGATAACGTAGAATTAAGCGCCGCGTCCTGCTCCGGCCAGTCTATGAGATGCTCCAATGCATCCATCGCTTTTGTGCGTAAGTCGTCAATATCAAACTTCATACCCTCCGCGACGGTGAGTTTAGCCCAAAAGTCATCGCTTTTGTCTTTACGCTCTATGTTCATAGCCTTAAAGATATCGTCTAACTGCTTAGTCAAAAAGCGGTCGACCTGCGGCTTTGCCTTCCGCTGGGTTTCGTTTAATATCCTGACACGGTCGCGGTGTGCCGCCTGTAAGCGGCGTGTGTTAGAAGCTTTTCTCTCCGCCCGTTTTTCTGTAGCGGCCTTTGCTTCGCCTAGTATCTGCTCGGCTTTTTCCCTGTCATATGGGAAAGCGGCTGTAATAATCTCTATCGCAGACTCGCGGCCTAGTCCGCCCTCCGTAACGCTTTGGACAATCTGCATAAGGCTTGATATCTGCGCGCCGTTTAACGCTATATCTTTTGCAACTTCCAACTGCTCAACGTCTTCGGTTTTGTTCTTAGGCTCTATATCCGAAGGTGTATCCTCTGCTTGCGGCGCCGTTGCCGGCGATGTTTGGGTTTCATTTTCGCGCGCGGTCTGTGTCAATTCTTCCGGCTTTGTCGGCAGTATAGAATAAGGGACGTACAATATCTGTCCTTTATTATCGGGCAGCAGTTCATAGCCGTTTTGCTCGCGCCATTCGTCAACCATAATAGCGGAGTTTTTCAATCCGTCGTTTGCCTGTTGCAACGCAAACTCTTGGTCTTGCGGTACTATATCTTCAAATTCGTAATATAGGTCTTCGCCCCATGCCGATAAAAGCTGTGAATTGATAGCGTTCTGCCTAGCTTCAAGCCGCGGCATCAATACATTTTCCGCATAAATAATTTTGGCCTGCATAGCTGTAGCCCGGTTACTGTTTTCGACTATTCCCAATATCTCGGGCGGTACGGCGAAATGTGCATTTACTGCATCGCGCAAGTCTTTTCGTGATGTGGCAAAGTCCATTTCGCGTTGGTTGCTAACCAGCTTTTGAACGGTTAACTCGCGGTTTACTACGGCGATTTTATGCGCGTTATTTATCCCGCGGTGCCGCTCTTTCCACGATTCATTGAATTTGTCGCGCTCGTCAGGGGTAAGCCCCGGCGCCGATATAATAGTCGGAGGCGTTGCATCATTATAAAAAAAGCGTTTTGCAAACTTCGCCATATACTCGTCGGTTTCCAGTTCGTCGGTGATTGCCTCCGATTCTCCTAGGCCGCGGCTGTAAGGGTCAACCGGGTTGAGCTGGCGCATCATAAATACGTCTGCCGCTTCGACTGGCATTTGCCTGCCGTCACGCG